TGTTTACAGTTCAGAAGATGGGGTATATATGGAAGCCTTGAATGAGATATTTGAGGCCAACGATGAGCAGAACGTGAACTCACGCAACAGCAAAGAAATGTCAATTAAAGGGAAGGCATACGAGATACTATATGCTGACGAAGAAGCAGAGCCGAATTTTGCACCCGAAAAGCCCGAAAATATTATCATGGTATACGATACAAAGATTAAACCGGAACCTTTATTCGCCATTAGGGTTTATTATATAACAGACATAGTTTCCGGTGAAGATGAGGGAAGGGCAGAGGTTTTCACGAAGGATCGTATATACTATTACAATATGGATGGTGATGCGGTAAACCTGGAATCAGAAGAGGAACACTTTTTTGGCGAAGTTCCTGTTATAGAATACTTAAATAATGACGAGGGGATAGGGGACTTTGAAAGAGTTTTAACGCTTATTGACGCTTACAACAAGGCGCAGGCGGATGCAGCCAACGACTTCGAGTATTTTGCAGATGCTTATTTGGCTTTGGTTGGCTACGGTGGAACCGATCCCGAAGATATTAGAAAGATGAAAGAGGACAGGGTTTTGCTGTTAGACCATGACGGCGATGCTAAGTGGGTAACGAAAAGACAGGAATATCTTGCTTCCAGGGACTTCAAAGAGAGACTTGAAAATGACATACACAAGTTTGCTCAAGTCCCGAACCTTACAGACGAGCATTTTGCTCAGAACTTATCAGGTGTAAGTATAAGATATAAACTTTGGGGCATGGAGCAGGCGGTTGCTACCAAGGAGAGGCACTTTAAAAAGGGCTTGCAGCGCAGGTTAAAATTGCTGACAAACTTTATTAATCAGCGTGGCGGTAATTACGATTACCGAGATGTAAAAATGTATTTCACTAGGAACATTCCTGAGAACGAGAAGGAAGCAGCAGAATTAATCACACAGTTAAGGAGCTTTGTATCTCAAAAGACGCTGCTATCGAGAATACCTTTTATTGATGACCCGCAGGAAGAGATGGAAAAGCTAGAAAAAGAGAAGGAAGAGGGCATCTTGAATGAAATGAGAAGGGCTGAACAAGAAGAGCCGCCAGAGGATGAAGAAGAATGAGCCTGGAGAGGGATTTCGACCAATTAGACAAAAAGATTGACCGACTTTTGAAGGACAAAGAACGGGGCATCGGCAAAGAATATTCTGCTATGCTAAAAAAGTTAAGGCGCAAACTATCCGATTTCTTTGCTGATTACGCAGACGCAGAAGACAGACTCACGCTTCAAACGATGCAGAAGTATGATAGAATAGAGAAGTTAAACAAGGAAATCCGCAAACTAGCCAGGGAAAGTTACACGCCGATAGCAAGAGAAATTCGTAAAGGCACAAGAGAAGCACTCACGACCTCTTTTAACGAGAGCAAAGAAGCAATAGGGGCAGCAGCAGGCGGGACAATAAGAGGCACACTTAAAGACGAGACCATACAGGAGATAATGCAGACTCCGCACTCAGGGTTAAAATTAAACGAGAGACTAGAGCGCAGGCGGGCAGACATAGTAACACGAATACAGGAGACCTTAACACGGGGCATGAGAGACGGCGAAAGATACCGCACTATGAGCAATAGGTTGAAGGAGGAAATAGAAAGGGATGCGCCGAAAGCAGAAAGGATAATTAGAACCGAAGCTCACAGGGTGCAGGAAGAAGGCAAAAGAAAATCAGTTGAACATGCTAAAAACCAGGGCGTTGTTATGAAAAAATGGTGGAAAAACTCACAGGATGAACGGGTAAGAGACAAGCATGAACACATGGGCGATAAATACAGCAAAGAAAATGCAATCCCCGTTGGTGATGACTTTGTAAACGACCTTACAGGCGGAAAAGGGCCAGCACCAGGGCAAATGGGCGTTGCCGAGGATGACATAAATTGCAGATGTGTTGCTATATATGAGGTTGTAGAAGTGGAGTAAATTGCATATAATATGGGGAGGGTTATAAGATGGAGGGGTTAAGCCCAGAAGAGGTAATTAAAGACGCTAAAGGCAGGGGTTATGACATATCAAGAAAAACTCTTTATAATTATGAAAAAGAGCTATTAATATCACAACCCATTTTCCGCGATAGTAAAAACACTATCTATCCTAAAGCTGTCACAGAAGAGCTAATAAGAGCATGGGAAGCTGTTAGGTATGTTCAAAATAATAGGTATAAACTAGCAAGGAAAATGCTGGCAAAGGAGTGATGCCCCGTTGAAATAAAATTTAGCGGAACTGCCGAATATGCAGCAATGCTCAGGCTATTAAAAGATATTTATAACCATCCCGAGACTACGGACGCGCTGAGAAGTTTCATAAGGTTAAGGATTAAGCAACATATTGTTAGAGATGATTTTGAGTTAAAAGATTTTTTTGAGAGCGAGGATTAATTCCTTGCTCTTTTTTATATACAAATTTTATGCAACTTGCAGGGCATAGGAACTGCAAGGGGCAAAGGAGGAAGCAAAAATGGAAAGGAAATTTGACCTGCAACTCTTTGCCGAAGAAGAACAGGAAGAACAAGAGGGGCAGGAAGAACAGCAGAAAGAGCAGGAACAGCAGGCAGAACAAGAGGCCAGGACTTACAGCGAAGAAGAAGTCCAGGAAATGCTCCAAAAGGAAACCGACCGAAGGGTATCAGAAGCAATTAAAAAGCGTGAAGAAGCATTGCGACAGGAAATGGAAGAAAAAATAAAGCAGGAAAGAGAAGAAGCAGAAAGGTTAGCTCAACTTTCCGAGAAAGAAAAGGAAAGGGAGTTAATGGAAAAGACCAAAAAAGAGATTGAGGAAAGAGAAAAGCAAATCAACCACAAAGAGCTACTCTCAGACACTAAGGACATCCTATACGAGAGGGGCATACCGACACGCTTTGCTGAAATCCTTGTTAAAGAGGATGCTCAATCTACGCATGAGAGAATTAATGAATTTGAGCAGGAGTGGAAAAATGCGATTGAGCAGGCAGTAAATGAAAGGCTAAAGGGAAGAACTCCCAGGGGTGGAGATTCCCAAAAGGGCAAATTCACCAAAGAAGAAGTCTCAAAAATGTCTCCTGACGAGATTAACGCAAATTGGGAGACCATTTCTAAACAGATGGAAAAAGGAGAACTATAAAGGAGTGAAATTTAATGAGTTTAGATAACTTTATCCCGCAAGTATGGAGCGCAAGGCTATTAGAGACCTTGCAGAAAGCCCACGTATTTGCGAATGTAGTAAACACTGATTATGAAGGTGAAATTTCCAGCTATGGCGATACTGTAAAGATTAATACCATCGGCAAAATATCGGTTGGTGATTATACCAAGAACGACCCTATGGGCGAGCCTGAGGAATTAGACGATGCACAGACCATTTTGAAGGTAGATCAGGCAAAGTATTTCCACTTTTTTGTTGACGACATCGACCAAGCACAGCAAAAGCCAAAGGTTATGGATGCGGCAATGCAGGAAGCTGGCTATTCCTTAGCTGATGAAGCGGACAAGCATATTGCTGACTTCCACAGCGAAGCAGGCGCAGAAGTAGAAAAAGATATGTCCAACCATGATGATATTTACGATGTTATTGCTGAGACAGGAGAGGAACTTGATAAGAAAAATGTTCCCCGTGAGGGCCGTTGGCTTGTAATTCCTCCGTTTGCTAATACAAGCATGGTTATAGCGGGCATCATGGAAACGGCTGGAAGTATTGACGCTAACCAGTTGAACCAAGACGGTTACGTTGGCAGGTTGCTTGGATTCAATATTTGGATGAGCAACAACCTGAAAGAAGACGGTAGTTACACCTGTGCAATGGCAGGAACTCGCAAGGCTATCTCTTACGCAGAACAAATTCTGCAAACAGAAGCATACCGACCCGAAAAGAGGTTTGCCGATGCAGTTAAAGGCTTGCACGTTTACGGCGCAAAGGTAATATACCCGAATGCGCTTGTAAGAGTAAAAATACAATCTGTATAACCGAAAGGGTGAATAGATAATGACTACTGAGTTAACCACAAAGACGCTTACCCTTAATGGTTTTGTCGATCTCCTTGATGAGGAAAGTCCGATCGACTTAACTAATGAGGATAAGGTAAAATACGAACCCAAGAAAGACACCAAGTTTTTCGTATATGTGCAACGCAGTGATGGAGACAACGAACTCCAAAAACTAAAAGTCCTTGCAGGAGACTATTTCCAAAACAAAAGACTTGGAGACGACAACGACTACGAGTTGGAAGTTGGCCTGGATTCGGATGGAGACAGCGCATTGCTTGGCCCGTTTGAGAGTGCGAAATTTAAGAATGAAGACGGCGAAGTAATAATTGAAGCTGAAACCGATGGTGAGGCATCCAGTTATGTTGTGGCAATAGAGGTAAGTTACGAGGAAGAGTAAAAAGGCGGGGGGCTTCATGCCCCCTCTTTTGCTTAAATGAGGTGATAACATGAGACGTTATAAGTGTAATAATTGCGAGGAAAGGTTTTTTAATAGAAGGCGTTATAAATCGCACAACTGCCAGAGTATTGAGGATTATACTGTGAATGAATTAAGAGCAATGGCAAAAGAACAAGGAATAGAGGGAATTTACAATATGAATAAACAGCAACTTGTTGAAACACTAAGGCGGTAGGTGGTGTTATTGTGAGCGACTTTGAAATGACAATTGAGGATTGGGAGGGGTATATAAGGGATTATCTTAATTATCCTGAAGACAAGGAGCTGCCTGCTGCTGCAAAATACGTTGCAAGGCAGATTAAAAAAGAGCATGAAAGAGACGAGGAGAGGGAAGATTCTGCTGAGGTTTCAGGCAAGTCTGCTTCCGATCTTTCTATCAGCTACGGAGATACGGGGTACTATGACGCTGATACAGGATTGCCTAAAAAGTTTTTACCTATCTTGAGAAAATACAGGAAGGCCGTTTTCAAATGAGAGATGAAAACAGAATCCCTAAGCTAATAAAAGAACTTGAATACCTGGGAACCCACAAGCTAGAAATCGGTATACTATCCGAGAAGGAATCGGCAGAAGTGCTGATGATTGCCTCCGTTCACGAATTCGGAGTAAGGATAACTGTAACCGATGCCATGAGAGGTTATTTAAATTCTAT